TCCAGGAGGGCGGCCACGGAGGCGGCGGACGACGCGGCGCGCGAGCGCTCGGCCGACCTGTCCAGGCGCGCCATCGCGGCGGCGGAGTCGGCTGTGACCCGCGCTGTCTCTGAGCGCTTCCTCCTGCTGTCCAGGCTCAAGAGCCTGGCCGGCGTCGTCGAGAGGCTCGACGAGTACGGCAGGGGTCGCCCCGCGGCGGCCGGCCTCGGCGAGGACGCGCTCGCCAGGACGTGCGCGGTGGCGCTCGACGTCTGGCTGGACTCCAGCTGCGGCGCGTGCTCCGGGAGGGGCTTCCAGGGCGACTACGGCGAGCCCAGCCTGCCGTGCAGGCCGTGCCGCCAGACCGGCAGGCGCGAGCCCAGGTTCGCCAGCGCCAGGGAGGCCAAGTTCGGCCGGGAGCTCCTGTGCGACATGGACCTCAAGGTCTCCTCCGTCGAGCACGCGATGGTCCGTTTTCTCTCGAGGCGAGAAAAAATTCGCGCCGGCCCGCTCCTTCCGGCTCTGATCCGAGCATAATCCGCACCCACGACAACTCACCACCTGCGACAGTGAACCCGCCCCGCACTTGGGGACCGACGGGACAATCTACTGCCGGCGGCGACGCCTGAACCCAGCTGGACTGGGCACACCACGGGTGGGGGTCCTATCCTCAGTTGCCAAGCCGAACCTGCCGGCGACCCGCTCGTCCCGACGGGCGGGGAGGCTCCTCCGGCGCGCGCCAGTCGGAAAAGCAGGTGGGGCGCGGACCGCACTTGAGCGCGACCAGGTTCCCTCCCAACGGGGAGAACTAAGCCGGATGGTCTCGCGCCCCTCCTTACCCGAAAAGAACGGATGTTTCTCGACCGCTCTCCCAAAGGAAAGGGACCAAAGTGAAAAAGCTGGCACAGCAGGGTTTCACCCTCATCGAGCTCATGATCGTCGTCGCGATCATCGGCATCCTCGCCGCGGTCGCGCTGCCCGCCTACCAGGACTACACCAAGCGCGCCAAGGTCTCCGAGGTCATCCTTGCCGCGTCAGCGTGCAGGACCATGATCACCGAGGTCTACCAGTCCGGCTCGTCCGGAGCGGCTCCCGGGGCGGGCAACTGGGGCTGCGAGAGCAGCACCGCCACTTCCAAGTACGTCGCCTCGGTCGCCACGAGCGACGACGGCCAGATCACCGTCACCGCGCAGGGCACCAACGAGACGGGCATCGACGGCAAGACGCTGACGCTGACTCCGATGACATCCACCGGCACCGCCATGACGGCGGCCGGGAACATGGGAGGCCAGGTCTACCAGTGGAAGTGCGCCACCGGCACGATGTCCCTGAAGTTCCTCCCCGGGTCATGCCGTTGAAGCGCCTCCTGCGCGTGGCCGCCGTCGGACTGGCCGTCGCCGCCGGCGTCGTCGTGATGTGGGCCGCGCTGGCCGACGTGGTCGCGGCGGACAAGGCGTCGGCGCGGTACGCGGAACTGGAATGAACGACGCGGTCATGCTCGCGCGCATAGAGGCCAAGGTGGACCTCCTGGCCTCCATGTTCCGCCAGCTCCTCGCAACCCTCAAGGAGGAGGACGAGGGGCAGCAGCAGCGGCAGACCACGCTGGACGGCGAGTCGGCCGGCCAGGAGAGGGACCAGACCCAGCCGCTATGACGGGCCTGCCGTCATGGCGCCGCGACCGCCGCAAGACCGCGGAGCGCGGCTACGGCGGCAGGTGGCAGAAGGAGCGGCAGGAGTACCTGCGGCTTCACCCCCTGTGCGGCATGTGCCTGCCGAGGGCGGTGCAGGCCACGGTCGTGGACCACAAAGTGCCGCACAGGGGAGACCTCGCGTTGTTCTGGGACAGGTCGAACTGGCAGTCGCTCTGCGCCAACCACCACTCGAGCGACAAGCAGATGCTCGAGAAGTCTGGCCGCGCGAGGCAGACGATCGGCCCCGACGGCGAGCCGGTGCGGGTCCCGGGGGGGTAGTTCCGCATTTTTTTGGGGCATTCTCCATGACCGCTCGCGAAGGTCTTTTCTGATGAACTGGCCCGATCCCCAGGGCCCCAGCTAGGGAGGTCGCGATGGCCACAGACACGGCGGCTGCGCCCGCCAAGAAGCGCACCAGGGCGCCGTCCAAGCGCCCGCAGGCCTCGTCCGTCGAGGCGGCGATCCAGGCGGCGGTGGCGGCGGCCGAGGGCCTGCCGCGCCCGCCCGCGCACGTCAAGATGAGGCCGGGGGACTGGCCCTTCTGGGACGGGATCGTGCGCGCGAGGGCCAGGGACGAGTGGACGGGGCCCCACCTGGTGGTCGCGGCGCAGTTGGCCAGGTGTCAGCACGACATCGAGAACGAGTCGGCGCTGCTTGACGGCGAGAAGACGGTCACGAGCAACTGCCGCGGCACGCCGGTCGTGAACCCCAGGGTCATGGTGCTAGAGCAGTTCGCCAGGCGCGAGATGGCGCTGATGCGCTCGCTGGCCATCGCCGGGCGGGCGGTCGTCGACCCGCGCAAGCTGGAGGCCACCCGCAAGCTGCAGCGCCGGGCCGACGAGGCCCAGGACGCGATCGCCGGCGAGGACGACGACGACTTCCTGGCGAAGTAGCGTGGCCCTCCTGGTTGTCTTCGGCCTGGGCGTCGCGGCGGCGGGCTGGCTGTCGCTGGTCCGCTCCGACGCCGCGACGCGCGCGCTGGCCGACGAGATGTACGGCGGCGGCGCGGACCTGGACGAGGTCGTGCGGCGCTACCTGAGGGGGCGGCCCTGAAGAAGGAGGACAGGGGGCCGCGCAGGCTCACCAGGGGCGAGCGGGTCATCGGCTTCATCGAGAAGCACTGCCGCGCCCCGGAGGGGGACCTCGTCGGCAGGCCGCTCAGGCTCGAGCCGTTCCAGAAGAGGTTCATCCTCGACGTCTACGACAACCCGTTCGCCACCCACACCGCCTACCTGTCGATCGCGCGGAAGAACGGCAAGACCGCGCTGATCGCCGCGATCCTGCTGGCCCACCTGGTCGGGCCCGAGGCGGTGCAGAACTCCCAGATCGTCAGCGGCGCCCAGTCCAAGGAGCAGGCGGCGATCGTGTTCGAGCTGGCGCGCAAGATGGTCGACATGAGCCCGACCCTCTCGGCGCTGGTGACCGGCCCGCCGAGCGGGAAGCGCCTGGTCGGGCTGAGGAAGAACGTCGTCTACAGGGCCCTGGCCGCGGAGGGCAAGACCGCGCACGGCCTGTCGCCGATCCTGGCCATCCTCGACGAGGTCGGCCAGGTCCAGGGGCCGACGGACAAGTTCGTCGAGGCGATCACGACCGCGCAGGGCGCCTACCAGAACCCGCTGCTGATCGCGATCAGCACGCAGGCGCCGACCGACGCCGACCTGTTCTCGACCTGGCTGGACGCCCAGGCCGCGGCGCCGGACCCGCGGGTGGTGTGCCACGTCTACGCCGCGCCGGCGGACTGCGAGCTCGACGACCCCAAGGCCTGGGCGGCGGCGAACCCCGCGCTCGGGAAGTTCCGGTCGCACGACGACGTCGCGAAGGAGGCCCGCAAGGCGATGGCGCTGTCGGCGACGGAGCCGGGCTTCCGGAACCTCATCCTCAACCAGCGCGTCGAGCTGGCCGCGCCGTTCGTCTCGAAGTCCGTGTGGGACGCGAACGGGGGCGACCCGGGCGACGCCAGGGGGCGGAAGATGTGGGCGGGCCTCGACCTCTCGAGCGTCCACGACCTGACCGCCCTGGTCGGCGTGGACGACACGGGCGGGGTCCACTGCGCCTTCTGGCTGCCGGAGGAGGGCCTCAGGGAGAAGTCGCGCAAGGACCGCGTGCCGTACGACCTGTGGGCCAGGGAGGGGAAGCTCCTCACGACGCCGGGCAGGGCGATAGAGTACGAGCACGTCGCGGAGTACCTCCGCGGCTTCTTCGACAGGCACGACGTCCAGTCGCTCGGCTTCGACCGCGCCCTGATGAACTTCCTGAGGCCGTGGCTCGTGAAGGCGGGCTTCTCGGAGGCGGAGCTCGAGAAGTTCGTGCCGTTCGGCCAGGGGACGCTCTCCATGACGCCGGCGCTGCGCGAGCTCGAGGTCAAGCTCCTCAACGCCAAGCTCCGGCACGGGGGCCACCCGGTCCTCAACATGTGCAGGCACAACGCGGTGGTCGTCGGCGAGTCCGGCGCCCGCAAGTTCGACAAGGCGAAGGCGCGCGGCCGCATCGACGGCATGACGGCGCTGGCCAACGCCGTGGGCGTCATGCCGGCCGAGGCCGGCCGCGCGCCCTCCTACCAGATGTTCTTCGTGTGAACGCACCGACCCCGGCCGGCCCCCTGCTCACCCATCTCTCCTCGGGGGCCGGCCGCCTCGCCCGCCAGGCGCGGGCGCTTTTTATCCGGAAGAAGAAGCCATGATGGAACGCGCGTACTCGCTGCTCGAGGTGAAGGGCGTCAGGGACGGCCCCGACGAGTGGGTCATCGAGGGGACCGCCTCGACGCCGACCCCCGACCGCATGGGCGACGTCGTCGAGCCGCTCGGCGCGCAGTTCAGGGTCCCGATGCCGCTCCTCATGGACCACAGGGGCGACAAGCCCATCGGCCGCGTCGAGTTCGCGAGGCCGACGGCCTCCGGCATCCCGTTCCGCGCCCACCTGCCGAAGGTCGCCGAGCCCGGCGCCCTCAAGGACCGCGTGGACGAGGCGGTGCAGTCGATCAGGTACAGGCTCCGCTCGGCCGTGTCCATCGGGTTCCGCGCCCTCTCCGACGGCGTGGAGCGGATGAAGGACGGCGGGCTGCGCTTCAAGTCCTGGGAGTGGCTCGAGCTGTCGCTCGTCACCATCCCCGCCAACTCCGAGGCCACAATCTCGGCCATCAAGTCACTCGACTCCGCAGCGCTGGCCGCGTCAGGCCATCGGCGCGGCGGGTCCGCAACGCCCGGCGCTTCGGGCAAGGGCGGCCTCGCGGCCGCGACAACCACCCACCGAAGCCCCAGAGGCGAAGGAAACACCATGCAGACGATCCAGGAATTCACCGAGCTGCGCGCGCAGAAGTCAGCGCGCGCCGTCGAGCTGCGGGACGCGGCCAAGGCCGCCGACCGCGAGCTCACCGACGCGGAGGCCGACGAGTTCGACGGCCTCACCGACGAGATCAAGGACATCGACAGCAAGATCCGCTTCATGCGGTTCGACCAGACCAACGCCGCCGCGGCGCGCCAGGTCTCCGGCCTGAGCGCGGCGGACGCGGCCCGCAGCCGCCAGCCGCAGGCGAACAACACGAGCCGCAGCAACCTGCCGAAGGGCACGGCGGTCACGCGCTTCGTGATCGCCATGGCCAACGGCCGCGGCAGCCTGTCCGACGCGCTGAAGTTCGCCGAGCGCTGGGACCGCGAGACCCCCGAGGTCAGCCGCTACATCAAGGCGGTCGCGGGCACGGCGGTCGGAGGCTCCGACACCTGGGGCAGCCAGCTCGCCGAGCCGATCCTGCAGGAGTTCGTCGAGCTCCTGATGCCGGAGACGATCATCGGGAAGATCAACGGCTTCCGCCGCGTCCCGTTCAACGTCCAGGTGCGCGTCCAGACGGGCGGCGGGCTGGTCGAGTGGGTCGGCGAGGCGAAGGCGAAGCCGGTCGGCGAGCAGTCGTTCGAGCTGTTCCGCCTCGGGATCAACAAGGTCGCCGGCATCATCGTGCTGTCGGAGGAGCTCGTCCGCCTCTCGACGCCGAGCGCCGAGGAGAACGTCCGCCAGGACATGGTCAAGCAGGTCGCGAAGTTCCTCGACGTGCAGTTCCTCGACCCGGACGTCTCGGCCTCGGCCGACAACCCGGCGTCGGTGCTCAACACGTCGACGCCGATCCCGGCCACCGGCACGGACGCCCAGGCGTTCCGCGCCGACATGCGGGCCCTCCGCGCGGCGTTCCGGGCGGCGAACCTCAGCACCGCGGGCTCGGCGATCATCATGAACGGCGGGATCGCGGACGCGCTCGCCGACATGAACAACGCGCTGGGCCAGCCGGAGTTCCCGACGATCTCGTCGACCGGCGGCACCTACCGCGGGTCGCAGGTCGTCGTCTCGGAGTCGGTGCCCGTGGACTCGACCGGCAGTCTCATCGCGATGGTGAAGCCGTCGGAGATCCTCATGGCCGACGACGGCGTGACCCGGATCGACGCGAGCCGGGAGGCTACGCTCGACATGGGCGACAGCGACGGGACGAGCTTCAACCTCTGGCAGAAGAACTGCGTCGGCATCCGCGCGGAGCGCTGGATCACGTGGCTGAAGGCCCGCGAGGAGGCCGCCCAGTACATCAGCGGCGCGGCGTACGACCCGGACGCGGGCAGCTGATCCGGGCCGTCCCGACGGAGTGACGGGGCGCCGCCGACCGCGGCGCCCCTTTTTCCCACACGCAGAAGGAGCGGCACCGAGATGACGATCAAGATGAGGGCCCTGAAGCGCAAGCGCATCGGCGGCAGGTGGGTGAGCGTGGGCGAGCTGTTTCAGGCGGGGCGCGGCGAGGCCCGCACCCTGCGCGCGCTCGGCTGGGCTCTGCCGGACGGCGAGGACCCGCCGGCAGCCATGCCGGCCGCCGCGCCGGCCGCCGCGCCGGCCGCGGAGCAGCCGGCCGCCGCGCCGGACTGGGCGCGGGTGCTCGCGGAGGCGTCGCCGCAGGCGGCGGCCGAGGCGGTCGCCCCGCCCGAGCCCGCAGGCGAGGCCGAGGCGCCCGAGGACGAGGCCGCGCAGAAGAGGCGCCGCCGCAAGAAGGCCGAGGACGCGCCTCCGCAGGACGGCGCCACCGCGGAGGAGGCCGACCACGGCCGCGCGTACCGCCGCCGCGACATGACGGCAGAGGACCTGGGCTAGGCGTGGGCGCCGCGTCCCGCGCCCTGGCCGCCACGACCAGGGCAATCCGCTCGCTCGGCCTGGCGCCGGCAGCCCCCGAGAAGAAGCAGCTCGCGCTCGCGCCGCCCGCCGGCCGCGGCGGCTGGTGGCCGATCGTCCGCGAGTCGTTCGCGGGCGCCTGGCAGCAGAACGTCGAGGTCCGGGCGGACCTCGTCACGGCGAACTGGGCGGTCTTCGCCTGCATCACGCTGATCGCCAGCGACATCGGCAAGCTGCGCCTCCGCCTCGTGCAGAGGACCGAGGGAGGCATCTGGGAGGAGGCCGTCAGCCCCGCCTTCAGCCCGGTGCTGCGGCGGCCCAACAGGTACCAGACGCGCCAGAAGTTCATCGAGCAGTGGATCATCTCCAAGCTCGTCAACGGGAACGCGTACGTGCTGAAGAGGCGCGACGACCGCGGGGTCGTCGTCGAGCTCTACGTCCTCGACCCGAACTCCGTCAGGCCGCTCGTGGCGCCGGACGGCAGCGTCTTCTACCAGCTCAACGGCGACGACCTCTCGCGCGTGCCGGACGGCCTGCCGGCCGTGCCGGCCAGCGAGATCATCCACGACACCATGGTGTGCCTGTTCCACCCGCTCGTCGGCGTGTCGCCGATCTACGCGTGCGGGCTGGCGGCCACGCAGGCGCTGAAGATCCAGAACAACTCCGCGCTCTTCTTCCAGAACATGAGCAGGCCGAGCGGCGTGCTCACCGCGCCGGGCCAGATCAACGACGAGACGGCGAAGCGGCTGAAGGACTACTGGGAGGAGAACTACACCGGCGACAAGATAGGGAAGGTGGCCGTGCTCGGCGACGCGCTGAAGTACGAGGCCATGACGGTCAACGCCGAGGACTCGCAGCTCGTCGAGCAGCTGAAGCTGACGGCGGAGATGATCTGCGCCTGCTACCACGTCCCCGCGTTCAAGATCGGCGCCGGCACGATCCCCGCCGGCCAGAAGGTCGAGGACCTGAACCAGATCTACTACTCCGACTGCCTGCAGGCGCAGATGGAGTCCGTCGAGGCCCACCTGGACTACGGGCTCGGGCTGGACGAGCCGAAGGACGGCCGCGTGCTGGGCACGGAGTTCGACCTCGACGAGCTGCTCAAGATGGACAGCGCGACGAAGACGAGCGTGCTCAAGGACCAGGTCGGCGCCGGCATCACGTCGCCGAACGAGGCCAGGCGGCGGCTGAACCTCGGGCCGACGGCCGGCGGCCAGTCGCCGAAGATGCAGCAGCAGAACTACTCGCTGTCCGCGCTGGACCAGCGCGATAGCGGGCCGGACCCGTTCGGCAAGGCGCCCGCCCCGGCCGCCGCGCCCGCGCCCGCCCCGGCCGCCGAGCCCGCCCCGGCGCCGGACGTCGGCAAGGAGCTCGACGCGCTGCGCCAGGAGCTGTCGAGCCTCGGCGAGCGGGCGCGGGACGCGGAGGTGCGCGAGCTGGCCGCGGGGCTGATCCAGCGCTTCTCCTCCGATGCGCACACGCTGGCGTGAGCCCCAGCCCCGCAACGGGGCCGACGGCCGCGACGCCGAGGTCGTCGACGTCGAGCAGGTCGTCAAGGACCTGCTCGCGCGCCAGCCGCGGCCGCGGAACGGCCGGGACGCCGACCCGCAGCAGATCGCCCGCGAGGTCGACCAGGCCGTCGCGCGCGTCCGCGTCCCCGAGGCCAAGGACGGCGAGCGCGGGCCCCGCGGGTTCGAGGGCCCGCCCGGGCCGCCCGGGCCGAAGCCGAAGCACGAGTGGCGGGACACGGAGCTGCGGTTCGAGAGGCCGGACGGCACCTGGGGCAAGTACGTCGACCTCCGCGGCCCGCAGGGCTTCGGCGGCGGCGTCGTCCAGGTCGGCACGAGCGCGCCGCCGTTCGACCTGGACTCCCTGCCGGTCGGCGACACCTCGACCCCCGAGGAGGTCGTCGTCAAGCAGCACGGCGTCTGGGTGCGCATCGGCTGGGCAGACTTCGTGGCGCTCGTCGGGGTGCCGATCGTCCCGCTTGACCTGTCGCTCGACGGCGACCCCCTGTCGCTCGACGGCGAGCAACTGAGCCTGACATGACGATAGAAGCGGGCGGCACCCCTGTCAACGCGGCGCAGCTGAGCGAGCTGCGCTCGAACCTAGGGATACTCGACTTCTCCGCCGGCGGGCAGAGCGTCGCGACCAGCGGGAACACGCTCGTCTTCTCGAACTCGAACGGGCTGTCGTTCGGGCTCGACGCCGACGGCGGGTCGGTGCTGACCGGCAGCTACACGGTCCCGGAGACGTCGGCCTTCCTGACGACCGCGGCCCTCTCGAACCACTCGCACGGCAACCCCTCGCTCGCGCTGACGAACCTCGGGGGCACGACCGCGAGCGCGTCGAACGGCCTCACGCTCTCGCTCAGCGCCGCCGCGCAGAGCCTGCAGACGCAGAACTCCGTCCTCGTCCAGGGCTCGAGCGGGCAGATCACCTTCTCGGCCTCCCACGGGGTCACCTTCGGCGGCAACGCGAGGACGATCACCGCGTCGGTCGAGACCTCCTACGCCGCGTCGAACCACTCGCACGGCGACCCGACGCTCGCGCTGACGAACCTGACGGGCACGACGGCCAGCGCGTCGAACGGCCTGACGATCTCCCTCTCCGCCGCCGACCCGGCGTCCGGCGTCGCCCTGTCCGCGGACGGGTCCTCGCAGGGCGCGGGGACCGTCGTCTTCTCGAACAGCAACGGCGTCTCGTTCGGGATGTCGGGCTCGACGATCACGGCGACGGTCAACCCCGGCGCCGCGGCCGGCATCGCGGCGATCCAGGGCGGGACGCAGACCGCGACGTCGGGGACGGTGGTCTTCTCGAACTCGAACGGCATCACGTTCGGGATGTCGGGCTCGAGCAGGATCACCGCCTCCTACACCGTCCCGGACGTCTCGCCGTTCCTGACCACCGCCGCGCTGTCCGGCCACAGCCACGGCGACCCGACGCTGGCCCTGACGAACCTGAGCGGGTCCACCGCCAGCGCCTCGAACGGCCTGACCATCAGCCTGTCCGCCGCGGACCCGGCCGCGCAGACGAACCAGACGATCGGGCTCTTCGCCACCGGGAACACGACGCAGAACAGCTCGACGACGCGCGACGCGCGGTCGATCACGTTCAACGCCCTCGGCGCGGCGACCATGGGGTTCAGCAACGGGTCGGTGCAGGTCAGCG